ATTCAAGAAACCATTCTCTTGGATCTTGTGCTGCAACATTAATTATATAAAGTGTATTAGTTTTAAATGCCAGCAATCTATCTGCATATCCAACAAGAGCAGTATATTCTTCCGCATCTCCTCTAACTACATCTATATAGTGAGTAGTTCTTGGGAAACAGTCAAATTTATTTGCTGCTGAATAATATATTCTATCTCTTTCTCTAAATAGGTCTCCTGTTGCAACATGATTTGAATCTTCACTTTTATAAAGTGCAGTATTAGCTATAAAGCATCTTCTACCAACAACAGCTGAACATTTATACCCTTCACCTGCTTGCATACCTTCAGCATTAGTTGGATAACTATTTACAGTATTGTCTGTATTATTACATCCTATAGATATTCTTGGTTCGCTTGGAGACCATTCATTTAATGTATAATAAGAATCAACATTAAGAAAAGTAGATACAATTGGATCGTCTGGCTCTCCATCAGTCGCGCCACTTGTGGAAGAATAAATATCTGCCTGTTCATCGCCAGATCCTACTTCAGTCCATGGTATGCCTGGATAAGTATCGTCAAGTGATGCTCTACATCCCTTTTCAAAGTCTATATCAACAAGAAGTACCCACTCATTATTTGATTGATATTTTCTGAAATAAATTCTTCCACCTGTAATTCTTGGATTATATCCAGTCGCTACGCCGACTACCATCTTTAACGTTCCATCTCCACTTAAGTCAACATCGTCTGCTGCATCAGCCGTACCAACTCTCTTTACTACTACATGTCCAGTGCCTGCTCCAGATTCTTCGTTAAGCAATGATTCCTGCATTCCGTCGTAAATAAATGAAGAAGCAAATTCATAGGTAACTGTTGTTCCTTCAGCATCTAAGGAAAAATCATGTTCTCCTCCTGTGTCAGATCCAATATATAAATCAAATCCTTTACCAGCTGTTGCATCATCTACATCGCTTGTTGAGCCCGATTGAGCAAATCCAGCACCGTCAAGAGAGGTAGATACTTTAAAAGAAGTTGGCGCTTTTATATCATTATCTAAAAAATACCATCCATTAAAATAATAATCTGAACCAGAAGGATCGCTTCTAAAATATTTTCTTTTTTTTATAAATCCAAACCATCTATTTTTTATAAGTTGTGTTCCTGGAAAATCATTTGAGGAAGAATCATACGATGCATTAGATATTCTTAATCCTTCATCTGCTATATGATATATAGGTTTAAATGTTAATACATCAAGATCTGCATTTTCTGTATTTATCTTTCCTATATTTGTCCAACTCCCTGCAGCTAAAGCTATTTTTGCATAAATATTTTCAAATCCGTCAGAAATTATATACCAAACACCTTCTTTTGTATATTCACTACCTACGTCTTCGTGCGTATAAATCCCAGTTGATGCATAAGCTCCAATAGTAGAAGATCCTTCCTGACCTCCTCCAAAACTTGATTCAAATCTAAAAAATCCATATCCAGGCACTATTTTCTGACCAGGAGAATTAGAAAGGCTGTGACTTGTGGCTTTGCCTTGTAATGTTATAATACCATTTACATCGCACATAACATTATTTGCTCTAGATAATTCAGATAAAGCTATATCACGAGGATCAAGAGCTGTATTAAGCCCTCCTTCAAAGGATGGTATATTTAACAGTTGTTTAGGCATTATTTTCTAAGTTCAAAGTGTGGAAAATCATCAAATTTGTTGTCATTCACTTCCCAATCCTGATCCCAATCTCCTCCCCAGCGAAGATTGATTCCCATAGACTTTGCTATCCCAAGCACAAAACCAGCAAATAGATGAAACCTTTCACGATCATTCCAATCAATAGGATAAGGCACAACATCGCAAGCACGAGAGGGAAGTTCATTGTGACGACCAAGGGGATATTGAAGGCGTGTCTTACCTTCTTTATAATATTTGTTTTGCTTAACTTTATCCCTATGACCTTCAAGTACAGCACAATCCACCGTTTTGATAACTTCATTGAAAACCTTTTTTAATCTCTCGTCACAACTGTGTAACGCATTGCGAGATCTTGTTCCAAACCTAGGCATTAGACGCTCGCTATAAACATTTCTAAATCAATTGTACTAGCACTTGCATCAGCTTGAATAGTTCTTAAATCTGCTAATGATGCAGCAACCCCAGCATTTTCAGTCGCATTAAAAACATCTACCATCCCTCCATCATTGTCAGCAGCCCAGATAAAAGAATTTCCTGCATCAACTTTAATAGCAACCTCATCATTATCTTCATTCGTAAATGTTAATGTAATAAAATTTGTATCATCTTTATTAGTAAATCTCATATATCTTACAGCAGAATCATTATAATGCCCAGTTGAAGCAACAGCTGCACTAAATGTAGCTATTGTAACTTCATTAGTTGTAATAGTTAATATCCTCTTACTTATCTCATTGATTGAAGCAAAAGTTTTAGTAATAGTTCCACCTTGTTGGGTTCCATTTAAAAGAATATTTTCTGTTATAGATACCTTAAGGGTTGCAGCAGTTACTGTACTTGCCATTAGTTATCGCTCCTCATCCCATCACAGAATTTACTTATTCCATTGGCAACAATATTATCAATTGCGTCAATTATATAAGGCTCTATTGTTTTATTCCAAAATTTCTTAGTCCATTTCCATTTGGACATTCCAAGAGTACAAGTAACTCCAAGTCCATACATGAACGAACCGAATTTTGCTCTAAGTGTTGCATTTGGAATCTTCTTTAGTGTCCATGCAATTACTACTGCACCGATACCGCCTGCTGCATATCCAGCTGCAGCTCCACCTAGTTTTGCCACTATCCACTCCATTATAATACTCCTATTGCTATTGTTATTATTATTATTAGTAATGCCATACCGCCAGTAATCCAACTTTTCCAACTCTCAAGGCTGGATGTACGACTGTTAAGTTTGCAGAGTTCATTTTCACTTCTTTCCACAATAGTTTCAATTCTCACTATTCTGCTTTTTAAATCTTCTCTGTATTCAGTTACTTCTTGATGGTTCATTAACCTTTCCTTTCAAAGTATATGTTCTACACCAAGTAAAAAAAGGCACTGAAACAGTGACATTTTTACTGTTGTAGGGAAGAATTATTTTAATTGATTTCTTTTTAACCATAATTATGTCATATTGGTTGGAACGATAGCTCTTGCACCGCCAGTTTTATCACGTTTTTTCATTCCATACTTTCTAATAGCATCATTCCATCTCTTTTCATGCATTTGCATTATGCCCATTGCATTTGGATCTCTAGATGCTTGGTCCATAAATAAACAATACTTCACATAATCAACTATTGCCACATGAAGAGAATTATCTAAATCTGGTATTTCTTCAATGCTTTGAACTGCTTCTGGTTCTGAATTGTAATGGATAAGTATTCCATCTGTTACAGCTTCTCCTATTGCTTTCCATTTCTTTCGCCAGTTTGATGTTGAATTCACAGTTCCTGTACTATCAAGCTTTGTTACTATTGCAAGTTTATCACCTTCAATAAACCATACAACATTTTGATCTGGATATTTTATATTACTTGCCATTATTTATCCTATGAGCTAAACGTACTTGAGGAACTTCCACCTGTCGGAGAGTCAAGTATTGATTCATCTAAATCTGACATTGTTACATTCTTATCTAATAATCTTGGAATTCTTATGTAGTCTCCTTCATTATCCATAAAGTCTATTCTGAATACTTTATTTAAATCAAGTTTATTACCGCTTGAATCTTTGGCCAGATCTGATAAATCGTACCACATCTGGTCTGCAACTGTAGTAATTTTAGCATATTCAGTTTTAGAGTTATACATTCCAACTTCTACTAAAGCATCATTTATTAAATTAATTACATAATTTTCAGGTACATTCGGGAAAACCTGCCTAACTCTACTTAAAATCTGTTTTACTGTTATTGAACGAGTAGCCATTACCTAGCACCTCCTTGCTGTTGTTGAGGCATAGAAGGTCTTCCAGTAGCTAATCCCTCTAAAACTTTTTGATAGTCGCCTTTTAATCCAGTGACAATTGGACCTGTTAATTCTATATCTTGATCGTGTGCAAACATATATTCTGCAGCTTTTATAGATGCACCAAGAATTACAGCTCTTTCTGCTTCGTCTGGGAACACTGCTATTGTGAGTTCATTATATGCTACTGCAGGATATTGTACTTCTGAATATTTACAAGAACCACCAACTGGCAATACGTCTATAGTATTGTTTTCGATAAAGTATACTGGGTCAGTGATAGTAGCCTTGTTCATATCAGAAGGATCGCTATATCTTCCCTTTTGTTCAGGATTTATTTCTCTGCATGGCTGGTCTACTTCTCCATCGTTTCTAAATACTGTCAAGACTTTACCAGTGTTTAATGTATCTGCAGTTCCAGATGTAAATGTTTGTTGACTGGCACATAGATTTAATAATCTTGGAGGCAATACATTTATAACTTCTTTTGCCGAGTCTGTGAGCCATTGAGTGGCATGGACTTGATAAGTCTCTGCGGTTGCTGTTGCGTCTGAGCTATCAGCATCAAAACCAGTTAAGGCGTGTATTTCAGCTCCAAAATCCCAAGCCATTATGTACTCGCTACAAAGACTTCAACATTAATAGGATTAGAGCCAGGCTGGACTACAAGACTTTCTAAATCAACTAAATCTGTAACCAAATTTGCATTAGCGTCAGATATTCCAATACCATCATTAGGCGATCCCATTACAAAACTACGACCAGCTTCAACTAATAATGAAGCAGACTCATCTGCCGCAGAGTCATCTTCACCTACGTCTGATTGTAAGCTTAATGTTAAAGAATTGGAACTGTCTAAATTAGTTACCCTTATATATTTAACCTCATCTATATCAACTGGAGAAAGGGTTCCGTCAGCAACTGAGCTATGAAAATGAACTAAAGTAGTTTCATTATTAGCAGGACACGATACTATTCTTTTAAATATTTCATTTATACTGCTAACTGTTAATATTCTTTTAGAGCTATAATCTTGATTATCAAGAATTATATTCTCTTCAACTTTAACTTTCAGTGTTCCAGCCATTGCTTAACTCTTTCTCCGTCTTGCTTTCTTTGCAGCGGCTTTTCCCTTGTTTGTGTATGGAAAATGTTTTACTTTACCAGACTTTGTTTTTACTTTAGGCATATTTACCCCATTTCTGTTTACGCATTTTCTTTGCACTCTCTTCTATGGTTGTAGTGCTAAATTCTATATCAGTTCTTTTTCCTATTTCACTCATCATGTACATATTGGTAGTGTACTTTGATTCAGATGCTCTTTTGTCACAATTTCTACAATAGAACCAATTTTTATCATTTGGTTCATTACAATGTATGCATTTAGTCATGTTTCAATACCAAGAGTTGTTTCAATCCTTGCTACACGCTCTTGTAAGACATTACGGTATTCATTGACTTCCTTATGGTTCATTTAATCACCTTTGTATCCATTTAATATTCTGCCTTCAAGTCTTAATACTGTTCGCTCAAGTAATTCAATTCTTGTTCCAAATCGTTCCATT